TCCAGCCTCAATACCATCTAGTTTAGAATGATCTGCGTCTGTAAAAACATTACTGTCGGTAGCGTTACCAACTAAAGTTTTAATTTCACTTGCTGTTTGATCTGCTGTAGCACCGGTTTCTATACCATCTAATTTAGTACCATCGGCTGCTACATCTCTACCATCAACTGTACCAGATACAGTGATGTTACCTGTAACAGTATGTGCACCTGTAGCTGCTGTTCCTGTAGTTGTTATATTTTGTGAGCCAAAGTCTGGGCTTACTTTTGTACCAGCTATTGCAGCTGATGCGTTTATATCAGCATTAACTATTGAACCATCTTCAATTAATGAGCTATCAATAGAATCTGCTTCTATATTAAATCTTTGTATTTTTCTATCAGTTGTATTCGCACCGATAGCTTCTTGTAATGCGTGACGTAATTGTTTAAAGTTATCATTTATTTCACCAGCTTTTAATGATGAGCCAGCTGTAAATGTAGCTTTGGGACTGTCAACGTCCGTTTGTCTAAATATACGAACAGGTGTTGTACCTGTAGGAATATTCCCAGCGGTAAATCTAACTTTACCTCCAGATGTAGTATTATATTCTTCGACGGTATAGTGGGTGGTCAGAGTTTTGACTACATTATCAACCTCTACTTTTACCTCGCTTGTTGTAAATGACGGAAAAGTGAAAGCAAAATCAGCATTATTAGTACCTGTTCCCTGACTTCCCGTTAACGAGTTTTGTTGATTTGCCATTTATTTGTATATATTAAGTATGTTGGCAGAAGCGAATTGCTTTTGTATTTGAGCTTCTTTTTTAATTCTTTGCTCTGATATTATGCTAGTAATTTCTGGATGATCTGTAAGTCTTCTCCAAGCCAGTACACGAGCTTTTTTAAATATTCTATCTATCATTCTATTGTGATAATAGTCTCTAGCATCAAACTCACTACGTCTACCAGCTTTTATATCACTATACATTAATTGCATAGATGCTATAATCTTAGGATCTCTTCTTAGTTTATCTAATTCATATTCTAAGTTTTGATTACCTATTTCTCGTTGGAACATAGATCTAATGTTAGGCTCGTCAGTTAAGTTAGTACCATCAGGTGCATAGTAAATAGACATTCTTAAGTCATATCCACTATCAAATAAAAATCTTCTAGCATCTGATTCTTCTAAGTTTAATGATACAGGACTAAACATATTAAATGATCTAGTCATAAAATCATAATCTCTGATAGGATTACCATTAAGCATATCATACTTAACAGGTAAATCTCTACCGGGTAAAAATTCTGAAGATAAGTTTCTATTACGAAGTGATTGAAAAATACCAGAATTTATTTCACGCATATGAGGGTTAATTAATTTACCTATCTCATTACGTAAACCCGCTAGTGGTACTGTATTATTCATTAAGCTAGCTGTAATACGTTCTACCTGACCGGGGCGTCCAGCTGCTAAATCTACAAGCTGTTGAATACCAGCTAAGTAAGACTTACTAGATACAGCTTGAGCTATAACTAATGAAATCTTTTGTAGTTCTCTTTCTGTCCACTCTTCTCCCATCAACATACTTGCATCACCAACATCAGCAATAGTAGATAGTACAAGGTTAAAAGGTTCGATAGAATCATAACCAACACGTACACCACCTACATCAATAGTTCTTGGCAGATATCCTCCGTCTATCCAACCTTGACGTTTTTGTCTGTCAGATGGACCGTTACCTGTAAGTCTACCAGACATCCAAGCTTGAGTTGCCATAAATACTACAGCAGAGCCCATCGCCAATCGACCTGTTTGTAGAGCTTTAGCGTTTTCTAATTCTGCAATACTATTAATACCATACTTTTTAAGTTCGGGTAAGTTTTTATTTGTAGCAAATGCTATATCGTTAAACTCTTTAACAAGAAAGTTAAATCCGGGTGTATGCTTACCTGTTAGTGCAAGCCCGTTTACACCAGTTCTAGCAAATAGAAAAAATGGTCTAACATAAGGATTAGCTGTTAAAACGTCGTTTAGACCTTTTGCAAAGCCTGTAAGATCTTGAGTTAGTGTAACTTCTTTACGTGCAAAGTTTGTAGCTTCATCTATTATGTTACCATTTGCATCAAATATTTGCTCATAGAAATCATCTTCATAAGCTCGCATTAACTTAGCATCAATCTTAGGCATTTGATATCCATTACCTTGCATATCTAATACTCGACGCATAGCTTTTTCTCTCATCTTAGCTCTACCTAATAAAAATGTAAAGGCATCGTCAGTCGCTGCCATTATCTTAGTAGAGTATGAGAAAAAGTTATTATTATTAATACCACGTATCATGTTAGTAACAGCAAATATAGCTCGATCTGTTCGATCAGCTCTACCGCTTTCCTCTGCCCACTTACGTACTACTTCCCAGTTGTAATCTCCTTTATGAAATTCAGTATATCTAGTTCTAATAGTTGATAAATCACCACTCCAGTAACCATTAAGCTTTGTAAAAAATAAATCAAAAGCTTCTGGTACAGCTTCCATCATTCCAGTCATAGCTGACAAGCTACTTTTAACAGTAGCTGAGTCTCCTGTAAATGGATAACGTAAAGTAGCACCTATAAAAGTTTGTAATGGTCTTAAAAATGTTGCAGTACTTGTACCTAAAAGAGCTCGCATTGGAGTTTTAGGTCCACTTAGTACACTATGACT